CCAGTTAAACCTGCAATAGAGAAACTCCAGGTATTGCCGGTGTAACCGTTGCCGGCTGTGCTGACTGCATCGGTTAAAATGTAAAAATCTGTTCCAGATGCCAACACAACGTCACCTTCGGCCCAGCGCACTGCGGTGCCTGTTTCGGTAACTCGGACTCGACTGCCTACAATGTAGGCAGTGTTTGCGATGTTTTGGTCGACTGTAAAGCTCAGTGTAGCTGGCGCTGACAGTGTGCGGGTAGTCGAGCTAGTAAGATTTCCATAACCCGTGCCGGTGGCACCAGTTAATCCCAATCCTGTTGCACCTTGTACGCCAGGACGTCCGGTAACACCGATACCCCAGTCATCGAATGTACCACTTCCGTTGGTTAACGATACATTGATCACAAAGTCATTGGCATTTTTTTGTTGAATTGTGCCTTCCATCCAGGCATTGCTGTTAGCTGTGGCTGTGGCTCGCACATACATGCCCACAAAATATGCTGTACTGGCAGTGGGCAAGTTTGTGGCAAAAGTTTTAGATCCTGTGCCCACAGTCAAACTGCTGGTGCTGATTATGCTGTAACCCAGACCAGTAGCGCCAGACAGTCCACTGGCACCGGTGGCACCTTGATTACCAGCGATACTAAAATTCCAAGGACCTGATTGCGACCCTGATCCTGACAAGCGATCAACTATCAATGTCAAACTGGTGCCGGTGAAACTGGAGATTATACCTTCTAAAAAAGGGGTGGGTCCGTTGCCTACCACAGCTTGAACTCGTACACCACCGGTATAAGCAGACTGGGTGGATGCAGTCAAATTGGTAGTAAAGTTCACTGCGCCTAGGTTCATAGCCACAGTGGTGGATGATTGTAAAGTGTATCCAGAACCGGTTGCGCCTTGTAGCCCTGTGGCTCCTGTTAAACCACTTGCACCTGTGGCACCAATCAGTCCAGGATCACCTTGTGGTCCTTGAATACCGTCTGGTCCAGTAGCACCACGTAGGCCAATAATACCACTTGCACCTGTGGCGCCAATTCCGGTGGCGCCTTGTAAACCAGTGGCACCAACAAATCCTGTTAGACCAGGAGTACCGGTTGCACCCTGAAATCCAGTGGTGCCTTGTAAGCCAGTAGCTCCAGTTAGTCCACTTGCTCCGGTGGCGCCAGGACTCACTCCGGTGAGTAAACTACCGTTACCAATAAAATATGGAGCAGTTACATTGCCAGCAACACTGAGATTTGCTAGCGTACCAACGGTGGTCAAACTACTAAACAGCACATTACTGCTCAAAGTATTGCCTGTTATGTTTGCAGCATTACTACTGGTAACAATACCAGTTAGTAAACTACCGTTACCAAGAACATAGTTGCCGGTCACATTGCCGGTTACGTTGACATTGCCTGTGACACTGAGATTTGCCAAGTTTCCAACGGTGGTCAAACTACTGAATAGCACATTACTGCTCAATGTGTTACCAATCAACAAACTAGCAGCCGATTGACTTTGTAGGCCGGTTAATAAACTACCATTGCCCAAGAAAAATTCGCTGGTGCTTACGTTGCCAGAAACTGATACTGATGTCAGCGTACCTACCGAAGTTATTGATGGTTGAGCATTGTTTGTAACTGTTGCAGCAGTCTGCGCTGTGATTGCAGTTGTAGCAGTACCAGCAGCATTAGCATAAGGTGGTACAGCACTGGATAAAGTTGAAAAGTTAGCATCCAGCTCACTTAGCGGAATGTTACCTGATTGATTGGCAAACGTATATGGTACTGACATTGGTTATCCTAATATTGTGCGTTTTGGGAATACGAGATATTTATCGTATTCTGTGGTGTTGGTGTACATGTCAACAGGATCAATAAACATCATGCTGTTGCCATCAAATGTGGTTGGGGTACTAAATTCACTGCTGTACCAGGCAACTACACTGGTAGAACTGTTAATCCATTGAACTGTTTGATTCGATGCATTGGTCCAACTGGACGGAATGATAAGATTAACGTCAAAAGTGGTGTAACTAGGTGGTGATGGCACCCATTCGTCGGTTGCTGGATTCCAATTTTTACTTAACAATCGATCTAATTCATAACGGTCTACTTCAAAATCTATTAGATTTAGGGTGTTGCCAATTGCTGACGTGATATTATATGCCAGCTGTGCGCCCTTTCCAGGCTTGGCATAGGCTATGACCCAGCTGGGAGTAAATCCCAGCACACGTCCATTGGCTTGTTTGCTCAGCATCCATGTTGGTAAAATATTTCCAATTTGCCCCACTGTGTCAATGACTTGGTCACGCATGTTAATTAAACTATTAGGGTAAACCACACTAACTTCAGTGCTGTCAGCTTCGTTGATTGGATATGGCAGGGTAACTTGTTTACTCACGCTTTGCCCGGCATCATTTAGTAAATTATCAATAACTCGACTGTAAACTACCTCATAAATTACTTCGCCGGCAGCATTGGTAGCCTGAGCCACTTCTATTTCGCCCAATGTTAAATTTTTCCAGTAATGATTTTCATACAAACTGCTGTAGTATTCTTCCAAGGTACTGCTAGTAAGTCCAAAGGCATGATTATAAATCACACGTGTTGACACGCCAAAATTTGGATCAGTGGGTCGATACAAAAGACTTTGTGGAAATATACTGGCATTTTGCAACAAGCTGTTGATTAGTGCTCGATCATCAGCTGGTGGCATGGCCTGAATATAAAGATTTTCGTATGGCTCGTTGTACAAACGCACCACAGTAATGTAAAATTGTTTGGTAACATTGACAATATTGTTGATACTGGTAACTTGCACAGTGAAATAAAATCTTAAATCAAAGGTAGTAGGTGTATCAATACCGTTCTGTGGTGACACATCAAACGTGGTAGTTCCTGTGTCCAAGGTAAATGTGTCAAAACTACAACGCCCGGCAATGTCTCCTGATGGTAACAATTGCAACCCTTGTGGCAAGCTACTGGCACTGCCTGATAACAATTGATATTGCAATTCTAATCCGCTTACACTAATTGCTTTGACATACAGTGTGCTAGTTGAGCCATTGACAATGGTTCCAAGATTAGTTGGAGTCACCCACTGAATTTCACTGTTGATAGGACCGGTCACTGTTAGGCTGTAATCATACGGATTACTGATATACGTTGGATTGTCTAGTTTATAAACTTGTATGCTGAAATTGTAAATAGTTTCAGTGAGTCCTAGATTGGGAATGTATCCATAGTACCAACCAGTAACTGGATCTAATGTTAATCCCGGCACACCCGAACTGTCATCACCGTTTAAAACAAAACGATATTGATCACCATCCAAGTCCATGCCAATAAACTGGAAGGCAAAGAAGTTGTCGCTTCTAGTAACTCCAATACTGCCTTCGGGGGTAGTTATAATAGGAATTCTAACCGGTGTGCCATCTGCAGTGATAAATGTGTTGTCGGCAGTTATTGTGGTATTGTCTGCTGTGAGACTGTTGCGACTGTAAACTGCAATGTTAAAAGTTCGTACGTTGGCCGTTTTGCCGTCAGTAACTTCTAACATAAATTCGTAAGTGGCATTGCCAGCCAAGGTAGTAAAGTCAAACGGAAATTGATCGTAACCTTGATCGGTACGACTAAAACCTGCTGGCTCGCCAATGGCAGTGTAAGGATCAGTAAATCCAGCAATTAACCCAGTACGACTGATGGTCAATCCCGGTGGTAAACTGCCTGAAATCAAACGCACAGATACAATGTCGTCCGGATCAGTGTCAGTGTAACCAATTTGTAATCCTGCGACAACACTACCGTCGTAGTATGATGCTATGTTACCAGCTGGGGTTGTGAACACTGGAGCATCTTGTCCGGTGACTGTTAATGTAAATGTTCTGTCAGCCAAACGATTGACCACAGTTTTGCCAGCAATGGTGATCGTGGTATAAGCTCTGACAGCAAACTTGCTGGTAACATCTCGGCTGACTTCTTTGGGCACTCCTTGCACATTGGCAATTGCCCTGGGTATTCCGGCCAGTAATCCATTGGTTGAAATTTGTACGCCAGCTGGTAATTGCCCGGCAATTATTTCAAAATATACTGTTTCCTCGGTATCGGGCTCATAGGCCTGCAACGGTACCTGATAAAATACACCTTCGGCAATGGTGCCTAAGCTACCTGCAGCAGTTATCCAGATGGGTTGCGCCATAAAATTCTGTCCTTATACCATATTTAGTAGAAATTAAGCAAGTAACTTATTGCCAATTTTATCTACGTATTTGTGGTCTAGGCCAAACAGCGCCGCTAGTGGGTCTTATAAAGAAGTTACTAACCGGAAATGTGTTGCCATCGTCTGGGCGCAGTTTTTTAGCAAAAAGATACTGATTTGGAGCACCACGCAGGGCAGTAGGATCACGTTGCTCACCGCCGGTATCGGTCATCTGGCTTTTGGTTGAATAATAATCAATCCATTGTTTGGCCTGTGTTGCGGTTAGATTTAGATTGCTCTGCATCAGGCAGGCCAATATGCCACAAACCTGCGGACTGGACATGCTGGTTCCACTGAGTTTGGTAATCCAGTAGCTGGGATTTACAGGGTCCGGTATACCGCCAAAACTGCCGGGGCTGTTGACACTGCTCATGATATCAGAACCGGGAGCAAAAACATCTATGCCAGGTCCATTGTTGCTGAAACTAGACTTGTATTCCTGACTGGCTGTGCCAACGGAACCAACACAGATAACTCCGGGCACCGATCCAGGAGTGGTACCTTTGCTGATGTCCCAGTAGTAATTTGTACCACCGTATGTGGCGTTGATGCGATTGCCAACGAGTCCATCATAGTTGGGATCCGTGGGCAACAAGATCACAGTATTGAGATTTCCTGCTGCACCCACTACCACTATGCCATCATCGAGAGCATCCTGTACATCAGCTTCAATGGCTGGATTGTAGTAATTGGTTGTGGCCACACCTCCTACAGCATAGATGCTTCGATCCAACAAGGTATCGTTGCTCAAGCCTGAGGAATTGATACTGGTTACTCCTCCCCAACGAGCCAAGGTCACTGGACCAAACGCTGGCACTGTGGCGGTATTTGGCCATCTGACAAACTGCCCATAGCTACAATTACAAATAGTAGGGTTGCGCTGATTGATGGCAGGATTTATGGGCTTGGTGGCATGAAAAGCTCTGACGTAGTCCCATAACAAGAAAAAATCCATGTTGTTAGGATCCGTGCCATAGGGATTGATATTGTAGATATTGGAACCGCGAGCCCAACCATAATTTGAACCGCAGGCAATACCGGCCACGTTACAACCATGATTGTTGTCAGTAGTTCTTTGAGCATTTCCGGGGTCTACAACGGGGGTATACACATATGGACTTTGAGCCGGTCGCCCCAGATAACTGTTGAGACTGAACCAATTGAATTGATTGACACGAGTACCCCCTGTGCCGTCAGAATTTACCGCAAATTCTGGGTGCGTAGGGTCCATGAATCCATCGATGATGACCACATCAACGTTAAGTCCTGCGGCATTGTATTGCGCTGTTCCAGTTTGATCTGGCGTACCGTCGGTGCCCCAGCCAGGAATTTGCACGCCGTCTACGCAACGCAACACTCCCCAATTTAGATCGTTGGTGTTATCTGTGGATGTTTTGCTAAAGGTTCCGGTCTGTTCCCAAACAGGTTCTACCCCATATCGTCCTATATCGCCCATGGTAACAGCGGCCACTCTAGGATCATTTTGCAAAGCCTCGGCTTCGGCAGCAGTCAACCAATAGTGAGTGTTACGGCTTATGGGTCTGCGATTTGCACATTCTACAGCACGATCGGGAATGCAGTCTGTGCCACCAGGAGTTTCCATGTCGTCATAAAAACAGTCACAGTCCTGACCTTTTTTCAGTGTGACTACGTATTCGTTGATATCACTCATGTTATAGTTCAGTTTGCAGTATGGTCAATTCAACCGTGATAGCCACAGTGTTTCCACTGTTGTTGGTAATGGCCACTGGAATATTAGTGTTGGGCGGTGTTTCATCGTTGTAACAAACCACGCCTGGGCTCATCAATATGGTTTGATTACCTGTGGTAATTACTTCAGCTAGTACACCAGCACCCGGGTTTGGATCATTGCCTTGAGTACGACTTGCGTCGGCAGTTCTTGCTGCATCACTGGTATAAATTCTAACCCAAGCAGCATCTGTGGTGGATATTTTGTATAAATTATATCCTTTGTATCCAATAATTGTTGCGTTAGCGGTAGCTGCATTGCCTAAACTACCAGTACTTACATTAGCTGTAGTTCTGCTAGTTGCGCCAACACCAGTGGCTCCAGTTGGGCCAGTGGCTCCAGTTGGTCCGCCACTAGGACCAGTCGCACCAGTGAATCCAGTTGAGCCAACACCACCTGCTCCTGTTGCGCCGGTTGGGCCGGTAGGGCCAGTTGCGCCAACACCGCCAGGACCGGTTGCTCCGGTTGCTCCTACAGGACCGCCACTTGGACCAGTTGCTCCCTGTGGGCCAGTTGCTCCAGTTGTGCCTGCGCCAGTTGCGCCTGTGGTACCTGCGCCAGTTGCTCCTGTGATACCAGTTGCTCCCTGTGGGCCAGTTGCTCCAGTTGCGCCTGCGCCAGTTGCTCCTGTGATACCTGCGCCAGTTGCTCCTGTGATACCAGTTGCTCCCTGAGGGCCAGTTGCTCCCTGTGGGCCAGTTGCTCCAATACCACCACTACCACCGGATATACCGGTTAAGAAAGCACCGTTACCTACAAAGTAATTTCCAGTAACATTACCAATGGCAGAAACATTTTGAGCAAAAGAAATATTGCTGGTAAAGTTAATGTTTCCAGCTACGTTTGGACTATTGTAAAAAGTAACATTGTTTGAATAAAGATTAAAACTAAATCCAGGACCACTACCTATGGTCACATAGCTACTGGTTATGTCAATATCAGATGATCCACCACCGGCTAGATATATTCCATTTGACTGATTTAGTATGTTTAATTTTTGACCACTTTGACCAGAGATGTAACTGCCAACTTGAACTCCGGGTACTGTGGTACTGCTAGAATTTAAATTAACTGCACCAGTGACTGATAAATTTGCAGTGGATATATTAGCAGTATTACTGATGCTGTAACCTTGACCATTGATGTTACCAGTCATGTCTCCGTTTAGTACACCAGTGCCAGTAGCACCAGTGAGACCTGTTGCTCCTACAGGACCGCCACTTGGTCCAGTTGCACCGGCAGGGCCAGTTGCGCCTACGCCAGTTGCGCCTGCGGTGCCAGTAGCACCAGTGAGACCAGTTGCTCCTGTAATACCAGTTGCACCGGCAGGGCCAGTTGCGCCTACGCCAGTTGCTCCAGTTGCGCCTGCGCAGTTGCGCCTGCGGTGCCAGTAGCACCAGTGAGACCAGTAGCACCAGTAAGTCCAGTTGCACCATTAGCACCATTGACCCCGGATACTCCGTCAAGTCCAGCTGGCCCAGTTGCACCAGTTAATCCTGTAGATCCATTAGTACCTGCTGTGCCAGTTGCACCAGTTAACCCTGTTGCACCTTGAAGGCCGGTTGTGCCAGTGGCGCCAGTAAGACCTGTTGCTCCAGTGGCACCTGCGCCTCCTGCAACAACCACGCCAGTTAAAAATGCACCATTGCCTAAGAAGTAATCGCCAGATACATTTCCAGTGGTAGTAATATCACCAGCAATAGCAGTATTGGCTGTGACCACTTCTTGTCCATCAACCTGAAGTCCGCCAGTAGAACCTTCATTGATAACCACGTTGCCAAGATAAATTGAACTGTTGCTGAGGTACAGATCTTTCCAGAAATTATCCACGTTACCTAGACTGTAGATAGCGTTTCCGTAAGGAATAAGATTGGCCACAATGCCACCTTCGGCATAGGCAACAACATTGGCATTGCTATAAGCAGCCGGAATTCCAGCCATGGTAGATGCATTACCAAAGAAATAAGCACCTGTGATGTTGCCACTGGAATTAACTATTCCGGTAGTTATTAAATTTCCTGCGTTTACATTCCCGGTGGCAGAAACCGATCCGCTTACACGTATACCTTGATCTGTGAAAGTGGCTACGTTGGCAGTGCCAGCCACAGTGACCAGCACATTACCGCCCGACGATGGGATAGTTACATTTGTTGTGCCAAAGTTGATACTAGGAGTAGTGATGTTGGCAATTTGAGTAACCTGGGCCCAGATCACACTACTTCCGTCATAGTTAGCAAAACAATAGTAAAAATAGGTACTGTCAAAGGCATACATGCCGGCCACGTCACCAATGCTGCCTACCAAAGTCGGTGGCGGTGATGATTGTACTCGTGCGTATAATTCGCTAAAATTGCTGTTAGTTTTTTGAAAACTAGTGCGTATAGGATCGCCTTGCCCGTCGTTGGGTGAAGTGCCTACGTTGATTATTTGTTGTGCCATAGATTAGAGTCCTCTGATGTGTATTTACCAGAAGATGTACTATGGCAGTTTTAGGTTCGTAACTCTGTTAATTCGTTTTTAATTTTGTGTGCCAGACGCAAGTGCATGCCAGCACCATAATGCGTTAAATCTCTAGCTTTGCCGCCACTAATTTCTCCACGTCCACAAAATTCGGTTTCTGGATAGTAAAATAGTATAGGGATTTGATGTTGTGCGCAGATCTGTTGCATGGCCAATACGTTTTTTCTACGATTTATATGAGAATTATCACAGTGATCTATCCAACAACTATAGAAGTCTTTCATAAAATCGCTCGTGGTCCAAGGTCCACAACTTTCGACTCTGGCATCATTTAACACAACTTCGACACGATCAACGTGAGGGACCAGGACCACAACTGCTTCAACATTAAGATGCTCAATCCAGTATTCTAACAGCCTAAAACAAGTGTCTAAACTGCCGCCACCGACACCCAAATTCCACGCTTGTTTGCCTAGTTGTGCGGCCAACACTTCGGTCCAGATTTGATGCCGATGCAGTCCTACACCTTGTGTGTAGCTGCAACCCAAGGTCAATATTCTAGGACTTGAATCAAACTCATCGGTTCTAAATCCGTGATAGTTGAATTGATAGTCTATGTCTGAATATGGATACCAGCCAGCCCGTTCAAGACGAGCTCGTTGTTCTGGATCGTGGCAGTTGTTATCGTAGAGTAATTGTGTGTCAGTGCCAAGCCATTTGAGTGTTTTTCCACCGTGGCTTTGCCA